GGCGGTCCACGACGAGGTCTGGGCGATCGTTAACGAGGGGCACGAGGTCGGCGAGACGACGACGCTAATGATGCTCACGCGCCGCGACACCGACGCGCCCCGCCCGCACATGTTCGTCGGGAAGAATTTCGATGACATCGGCACGGAGATCGTCATGCTCGACGACGCCGTCTCCCGGGTCGCTACCCGGGTGATCGGGAAGACTGCGACCGCTCGCTTCGTCGACGTACAGAACCGCTCGCGGCAGGCCCGCCGCCGGGCGAGGCGGGAGGCGGGGCGATGATTGTCGAGATGACTGTACGGTTCGAGGTAGACGTGCCCAACTCTCGCACCGTCTCGCGTATCACCGGCTACGCCCTGAACGACGCGCTCCGCGATGTCGTCGAGCGGTATGGTGCCCGGCGGCATCGCGGCGTGGTCGTAGTCTCGAAGTACCCGCACGATCCCGATATCGGGTACGGGATCACGATCGATACCGCGTGGGCGGCGCGCGCTCCCGCGCCCGAGGTATAGTAGCCTAACGCTACGCGCTCCCCGCTGATAAAGGACGACCATCATGCTAACGACCCAAGGTCTCGCGTCCGGCACCCTCGGGGAACTACGAGCGGCGCTCGCTGCCTTCGCTGACAGCGGTGTCCCGGCGACCGCTACCGTCTCGACGAAGCGTGCCCGCGGCGGCAACCTTACGGAGGTCTCCGCGGAGTGGACCCAGTCCGTCGAGGTCGAGGCCGACGAGTCGAACGACAGGTCGCCCTCGGCCGCGCCGCCGATCCCGCCGTCGAGCTAAGACCGGCCGTGCCGTACTACCTGACGCCGCGATCCGCGTGCTCGTGAGTAAGCGGGGGCCGAAGGCCGACTCGGCGCTCGTCACGCAGCTCGACGCGGTGTACTCGAACCTGCCGACGATCGCCTGCCGGGGGCTCTGTCAGGCCTCGTGCGGGCCGGTCGTACAGGGCCGCTCGATGACCGGGCAGGAGCTACTCCGCCTACAGGACGCGGGCGGGGAGAAGCGCGGGAAGCAGCGCCGAGCCCCGCTGGCCTGCCCCTACCTCACGGCAGAGGACGAGACTGGCCGCTGCTCCGTCTACGAGGCGCGCCCGATGATCTGCCGCCTCTGGGGTATCGTCGCCGAGATGCCGTGCCCGCACGGCTGCGAGGTCGAGCCGGGGCGACTCTCCGACCGCGAGGCGCGGATGGCGATGGCGTTCGTCGAGACGATCGGCGGGAAGATCGCGCCGGACCCGCTGTATACCCACCTCGCGCGGCAGATGATCGGGACGGGCCTCGATGTGAAGCGGCGCGTGACAATCAGGAAGGCTACTGACGATGGTAAGTGAACGACTAGAAGAGGCAGAACGGCTGCTAATAAAGGCGCGCGAAGCCCTACGTCTTACGCGCGAATATGTGGGCGAAGGATTGCTCCCCAATATCGAGGGGTGGTCGCACTACGACGCGACTATCGCTATTGATGTATTCCTCGCCCCCGAGCCCGTAGCAGTAGAAGTGAACGGAACGTGATCCGCTACGTCGTGCGCCGCCGTTACGGTCGACTGGTCGAGAACCCGTGGGACCTCATTATCGTGGACGACGCCGTCGACCCGGCGACAGAGCGCAGTACCGGCTACTACGCGACGCTCGCCGAGGCGCAGGCCGCCGCGCCCGTCGATACCCCGCTCGCGATCGAGGTACAGATACGGTGATGGGGATCGGCTGGCTCCTCTTCGGGTTAGCGATCGTCGTCATCGCTGGCGTGCCGATGGTCCGAGAAGGTTCTCCGTGGGGGCTCGTGGGGCTCGTTGCGATAGGCGGGATGTACATCGGCGGCTGGCTTGAAAGCTGGGCCGAGCGTATCCGCCGAGAGGATAGACGCGATGCCAGACGGCAGTAAGCCGACCAACGAGATCGTCCGCGGTACGAAGTCGCCGTTCAACGACTGGCAGACGCTTAAGTGCCACCCGCCCCAGTTCCAAGCGATCCTCCGCGGGGAGAAGCGGGGCGACTTCCGCTCGATCGCCGATCGCGAGTTCGAGGTCGGCGAGCAGCTCAACCTCCGCGAGTGGGACCCCGCGACCGAGCGCTACACCGGGGACACCTGCGTCGTCCGCGTCCTGCACATCGAGCCCGGCGGCTCCTTCGGTATCCCGGAGGGCTTCGTCGTGCTCTCGCTCGCGCTAGCGGCGTGGCGCTCGTTCCCGCCGGAGGGCACGCGCGAGACGCTAACGCACCGCTCGCACTGCCCGGTCTGCCACCACAAGCTCGACGAGCCGGTCGATTTTATTGGCGGCACGCTGGAGCCGCCGCAGGAACTAGGGAGGAACTGATGAGCGTACGAGTCGATTTCCGAGACAACGAGTTCCACACGTTCGAGAAGGCCGACGGGATCATCATCGATCCCGAGAATAACGGCGTCATCCGAGTCACGAGCGGTATGACGCTAGTCGCGTTCGTACCCGTCGACCAGATCGACGTGATTCAGATCGAGTCCGACGACGCTGATGGCGACGACGCCTAGGCCTCGCCGCCACAGCTATTGCGCGCGGTGCGGCGTCGACCGCCACGAGAACCGTCGCTTCCGCTACACCTGCGAGGCCTACGGCGGCGACTCCTACCCCCAGCACATCTGGATGTGGGACTGCGACGACGACTGTGACGAGCATGGCGGCGACTCGGGTAGGAGAACATGACAGCCACAGCGCGGATGCGCGGCCACCGAGTTTGTTGGGACTCATCTGATCGCGTGTGGCGTTATATAGATGATGGATCGCTTACCGAAGCCGACGGCGCGCCGCCCCGTATGTGTCCTGAATGTAGGCAGCCCCCGACGCCCGAAGGCTTCGATGCCTGTCTAGGTAGAATCTGCGGCGTATCCTCCGCATGCTGCGGGCATGGCGTCGAGCCTGCCTATCAGGTAGATGGCTAAGAAGCTCACCGCCGACGACCTCTGGGAGCTGCTCAAGACTCGCTATAGCGGCGACGAGTGGGTGATCGTATCGGAGGTCCGTAACCGGGCCGGGTACGACGCCAACCGCACCGTAGACGCCGTGGCGATGAATATGTGGCCGAGCCGTGGCCTCCGGCTACACGGCTTCGAGATCAAGACGAGCCGATCGGACTGGCTCCGCGAGCTGAAGGAACCGGCGAAGGCCGACGCCTTCAATCACCTCGTCGACTTCTGGTGGCTCGTCGTCTCCGACCCGGCGATCGTGCGCGAGGGCGAGCTGCCGGACAGCTGGGGCCTGCTCGTACCGAGGGGCCCGGGCCTCGGGGTCGAGACGCAGGCGACGAAGCACGAGGGCGTCGATGTGACCCGCGGCTTCCTCGCGGCGATGCTCCGGCGGTCCGCGCGCGAGCTAACGCCGGACGCCCAGATCGCTACCGCCCGCCGGGAGGGCCGCGTGGCGGGGATGGAGGAACGGAAGCGGATGGATCAGGGGCTCCTCGATCAGGCGTTCAGCGAGCGAGACGAATACCGCGACCGGCTCGTCGAGTTCGAGGCGGTGATCGGTCAGACGACCCGCGGGTGGGTCGCCCCGGCCGGGCTCCCCGAGTCACTCGCTATCGTGCTCGCCGGGCGCGTCGAACGACACCGCCGTTCGCTGGAGATGGCCGCCGAGCAGCTCGAACGAGTCGTACACGATATCCGCGCCGTCCTCCCGGCTCCCGAGTAGGGGGTAGACAGAGCGTAGCGGTGGGCGCTACACTCTTAGGTAGGAAGAAGGAGGCCACGATGACCACGACGAACGACCACGTCAAGACCTACGCCCGCCGCCAGCGCTCCCTCATGCTGGGAGTCTGGAAGACCGACGATCGCCGCCACCAGATCAGTGACCTCGTAATGGCGAAGATCGCCACGAATATCGCGAGGGGCTCCGGCGACCCCGTCGAGTTCCGCGAGCTACTCCCCGACGAGTGCGAGCTATTCGAGGTCGGCCACGACCCGAACAGCGACGGCTTCTGCGACTGCGGGACCAACCTCTGGGCGTCGGCCACATGACCACCGACCGAGACATCGATATCGAGACGACCGCGGACCTCCGGCGCGAGCTGCGAGTGAAGGGCTTCCTGAACGTCGCCTACGTCACGCTACAGGGCCCGAGCGGCGTCGAGAACCACCTGCGCGTCACGACCGCCGAGCTGACGAACGCGCTCCAGCGCGCCGACGAGTTCGACGCGCACCACCACAAGTTCCGCGCCAAAGTTACGTACCGCGAGAACGACCGGAACCGCTATATCGTGATCGACGGCTACCAGCCCGACCCGGGGAGGTAGCCGTGACTGATGACTGATCTACGGCGGCTATAGGAGGAAGACGATGGCACGAAAGAGGGCTACCGGCCCACCTGAACCCGAGTCAACGATCGAGCTAGTTACGCCTGAGATGGCGCGTAACTGGCTCGGCGAGAGAATTCGCACCCGGAACATGCGCGTCACGAAGGTCTCGGAGTACGCGCTTGACATGAAAGAGGGGCGCTGGCATGTGGCAGCCGCACTCGTATTCAACGTCGACGGGCGGCTCATCGACGGGCAGCACCGGCTCGAAGCCGTCGTCGAGTATGGCGAGTCGGTACTGTTCAACGTCGTACGGAATGCCGTACCCGAAGCGCTGCTCGTCGTCGATACTGGCATAAAGCGTTTACTCGCCGACTTCCTTCGGATAAGGAAGGCGTCGAACGCGTCAGATATCGCCGTACTTATTCGTACGATGTGGCGATGGGACGCCTACAAGACATTCAAGGATGTGCCCAAGGTACACAAGGGCCCGACGACCCAGCAGGCTATAACCTACTACGATGAGCACGGCGAGACCCTAGACGAGGCGGCGTTGTTCGCTAGGGCCTTTTCCCCGCCAACGTTCATCACGAGGTCGGTCGTCGGAGGACTGCACATCCTCTTCAGTGACATCGATAGCGAAGAGGACAAGAAGTTCTGGCGGCTAATCGCTAATGGCGCTGAAGGAGCCTCTGCTATCGTCGCGCTACAGCGCAGGCTCAAGGACAACTACACGAAGCGAGAGAAGCTGCCGAGCTGGTATACCGCCGCGCTTGTCATCAAGACGTGGAACTTCTGGCTTGAGGGGACCGAGATCAAGATACTCAAGTTCAGGCCGGGCGGGACAAGGAACGAACGATTCCCGATGCCGATGCAGAGGTAGGGCCGCGAAGAGGAGGGCGGTCGATGACCGTTAAGATGTACTGCGACGGGCCCGACTGTAAGTCGATCGCCCTACTGACTGCCCCTGACTGGTGGCTTGTCCAGCGGAGCCGCGAGACCTTCCACTTCCACGGGCTCCCCTGCCTCGCGGCGTGGGCGGGCGACAGCATCGTCGTCGCGCTAGCCGCGACTCAGGCCGACGCGGCAGGCGCGGGCGGCGGGGGCGCGTGCTCGCATCCGTGGCACCTACGCGAGTCGAGTCGGCGCGGCGGCGACTGCCCGCGCTGCGGCACGCTCGCCGTCACCGAGCCCGTCCCGGGGACGTGATCTGGCTACGGCGGGTCGCTATCGGCTTGGCGATATTCGCGCTCGTCATGAGCGCCCTCGCTCTCAACTGGATCGACCTAGCGGCCTCCAGCGCTACCCTCCTCATCGTCCTCTCGCTCTTCGATGACAGGTAGCCCGCTCCACCGCCTCAACGCCGCTAGCCTCGCGACGCCGTGGGGCCTCTGGCGGCTCGCCCGCGGCGGCTTCGACGAGGACTGCGATCGCTGCGGTGGGCGGGGTAGGTTCGTCAAGCGGGGCCCGTGCATGTGTCGCGAGGACTACGCCGAGTGGGACGGGTGCCCGGATGGCTGCTCCGCCGAGCACGGCTGCGCCCACTGCCTTCGGCGCTGCGGAGAGTGCGGCGGGACCGGCCGCCTCCCGCCGCCGGAGGTACACGCCGACGACTTCGGAGACGCCGCCTCGCGCGCTCTCGCCGAGGAGCTGATGCCGGGGCTCGACATCGACGAGACGAAGCGGGTCGACTGGGACGCGCCCGCGCTGGAGGGATACGAATGACCCCGCTCGACCGCCTGATTCTGTTCATCGTCGGAGCGCTGCTCCTCGCGCCACTGCTCACCCTCGTCACGATATCCGGACGGCGGTCGTATCCGAGCTGGGTAGAGCCCGCCGTACTGTGGGCGTTCATCCCGGCCCTCGCCGGGGGCGTGATGCTCATCGCGTCCGTAGCGACCGGATCGTGACGCAGATGACGGCAGCCGAGGCAGCGGCGCTCGAATGCAATCGCTGCGGCGACTGCTGCGGGAGCCGTGAGGTTGAATCAGCATGGCCCGACGAAGGCGTCCGGTGGGGCTGGGGGGCGATCCCGGCCGACGGGTTCGCAGAGTTCAACGGCGGCGCGCCGCTCATCATCCCGCTCGCCGAGGTCACGCCCGGCTACTACGAGGACACGTTCGCCGTGCTCTCCGGCCACCACCCCTTCCGGTGTGCGCGGTTCTCGCGCGACGACGAGGGCCTCGGCGTCTGTGGGCTACACGACGCGCCTCGCCCCGCGCTATGCGGAGAGTTCCCGTTCGATCGCATGGACGACCCTGAGCGGTTCGCGAAGTCCATCGCGTTCTTCCCGCGCTGTACGTGGTACGGCATCGAGATCGTCGAGGGGTGCCGGGGCGGGCGATCGACAGGTCCCCCGACCTTCCCCCAGCTAAGGACGCTGGGCTGAACGGCCCCCCGCCCCGACGAGACCAGTGTAGCGGTAGACTACGTGAGCGACGAAAGGACGACGCGATGGACGACGGAGAGAAGCGACTACAGGCGGCCGTGCGAGAGCTACGTGACCACCTCATCGAGCAGCGGGACGGAGACTCGGTGCCCGCGGGGGTGGGCGCATGGAACGGGGCCGTGAGGATAGTAACCGATCTAATGCAGGCCTACGGTATCCCGCTGGAGGACCCGCTACCGGAGCAGGTCGATATCACTCCGGCGCTGATCGAACGGCTCCTCGACGAGGCGGAACTGTCGCCCGGCGAGATTACGCCCGGCGCGCGCGCGATGCTCACGGTCCTACGGTGGCTCTACGTACGTCAGCCGGAGAGCGAGAAGAGCGACCCCGTTAACATCTGGATCGCGCGAGCGGCGACGCTCTACGACCAGCGCTCCGAGGCGAGGCCCACCGATACGCCGCTGGCGATCGATCATAGCCACCCCATCGAGGCGGGCGGCTAGCGTGGCGTGGCATACGCGGGCGATCGAGAAGTACGACTGCTCGGTCGGGTTCTGTAAGAAGGCTGCGACTGTGTGGCTACACAATCCCGTGAACGCGCGCGTCGGGACCTACTGTAGAAAGCACGGCGAGGACACGGCGAAGGCTCGAAACGAAGAAGCGGGGCTCCAGTAGCGATGGCGATCCAGCTCCACGATCAGGCCGTGGCGATCGGGTGGCGGCGACGTGCCACCACCTCGACCGAGCCCTCGGGGTGCGACGAGCACCCGAACCGCGCCGTGGAGCGCAACGCCTGCGCGTCGAGCTTCCGCCACTTCCTCTACCACTGGACATTCGTTAACCGCGAGACCGGCCGCCCCCAGACGTTCGCGTCGCTCTGGCCGGGGCAGGAGAGCGCCGTCGTCGCGATGGAGCTACACCCGTGGCTCTACCTGCTGAAGGCGGGGAAGCTCGGGTTCACGGAGCTGGAGTGCGCGTACGACGCGTGGGTCGCCCTCTACCGGCACCCCAACGCCCGAGTCCACCTCTTCTCGCTCGATGGCTCGTCGTCGAAGGCTCTAATCCGCTACGTCCGCTTCGGCATTACGCACCTCCCGAGCTGGCTCGGGCTCCCGCTACTCGACGGGCCCGGCGGGGATACGACGGTGAGCCTGATGCTCGACGGCGGGTCCGACGACCACCGGTTGATCATCGCCTACCCGGCGACGACCGACGCCGCAATCGACCAGACCGCGCACCACTCCCACGTCGACGAGCTAGCGCGGATGCCGTGGCCGGAACAGACGTGGCCATCGATCGAGTCGACTGTCGCGCCCGGCGGTACCGTACACATCGTCTCTCGCGGGGCGGGCGATCAGAACTACACACGCGACCTCTGGTACGAGGCCGTCGCCGGGACCTCTCCGCTCCACCCGCACTTCGAGGCGTGGGACCAGCGCCCCCGCGTCCCCGCGGGCGAAGTCCCCGAGGGCGTCGACCCCAATGACGTTTTCTACGCCGAGAAGGAGGGGATGGGCGAGCACCAGCGGAACTGGTTCCTCCCGCTCACCGCCGAGGACGCCCTAAGCGGGAGCGGCGAAGGCGCGTTCATCGACATCGCTCACTGGCTCGGCTGCCGCGACGACTCGCTGCCCGTACTGGAGCCTGGCCCCACAGTCCCCTGCGTGCTCGCGCTCGACGCCGGAGTGACCGACGACTTCTTCGCCGCGGTCCTCGTGAGCCGCCGTCCCGGGCACCACGATCAGGTCGCCGTCCGCGCCGTCCGCGTATGGAAGCCGCCGCCGGGCGGAGGCGAGATCGAGCAGGACCCGATCGAGCAGTGGATACGGACGGTCTGCCTTGGCGGCTGCGTCACCGGCCTCCACCCGAACTCTCGTAAGGGCGCGCCCGCCCCCGACCCCGACTGCGCCGAGTGCGCTGCGAAGAACCTCCAGCCCGAGTACAACATCGTCCAGATCGCATACGACTCCTACCAGCTCGTCGGCCTCGCGCAGCGTCTCACGAGGGACGCCGTGACGTGGTGCCGAAAGTTCTCGCAGGGCGAGGAGCGGGCCCGCTCGGACCACGATCTGAAGCTCAGGATCATCGCCCGGACGATCGCGCACCGCGGGGAGCCGGAGCTGGACGACGCCGTCCGTAACGCGAAGGCGCGGATAAACGCGGGCGAGGAAAATCGTTTGCGCATCATCAAAGCCAACCCGGCCGCGAAGGTCGACGCGCTCGTCGCGCTCTCGATGGCGACGGCCGAGGTTCTGCGCCTCAACCTCCCCGATATGGGATGACCTCGACGGGGCGCGTAGTCTAACGCTACACTCCGAGCGATGCGGCTTGGCACGGCATGGTCTGGTAGGGCTTGGATTGGCTCGGCTCGGTCCGGCAAGGTGCGGCAGGTTCTCCCTTCGGAGCTGTAGTGGTCGACGAAGACGTACACGAGGTCTACTTGATCCCGACCGAGTGGCGGTCCGACTGCCTCGTCTGCTCGGACAACCCCGGGACGCTTCTCGATATGCTCCTCTCCGGAGCGACGAAGCTTTGCCTTCACCATCTCGTCGAGCTGACGCGGCGAGCCGACGCCGCGGACGGCTCGCACCTCAACCTCGTGGAGGGATGATGAGGCCCGACCGACGGCTCGCCCTCTGGATGGTCGACCACCTACCGCTCGGCCTACTCGCGCCGTGGCTCGTCGGCTACGGGCTGGGCGTGAGGAGGAGGAAGCGATGAGCAACCATATCGAGAACCTCGCCCGCGACCTCTGGACGCTGCGCGAGGACAACGAAAAATATCGGGTCTACGACCTAGCTATCGGCCCACGGACGGTGATGAGCCGGACGCTGATGAACGCCTTTCAGGAGACGCGAGGGCACTCCCATCCGCACACCGAGGTACTCGTCGTCCAGCGCGGGTGGGGCGTCCTACTCACCGGGCGTAAGGACGACCCGACGGCCACGCCTCTCGCCGCCGCCGACATCATCCTGATCGAGCCGGGGGAGTGGCATCGCGTCACGACGGAGAACCAGCCGATCGAGTTCACGTGCTTCTTCGAGGGGTCGCGCACGCGCTCTTCGTACTAGACTGCACCTATGACCACCGACAACGGCTCCCAACCGTCCGACGAGAACGGCGCGGCTCCGGTCATCTGGACGCCGCCGGGTACGAGGCCGACCAAGCTAGAGGCGCATAAGCAGGCGGGGCAGCTCGACGCGCTCAGCCGATCGGTTATCGCGCCGCGCGAAGACGTACAGCGGTCGAGCGCCGATATGTTCACGTGGTTCATGCTGGGCCCGTCGGACAGCGGTATCGTCCCGTGGGGTCAGAACACCCAGCTCCGCGACAAGCAGCTACGGGACTTCATCACCGAGGAGCACTTCTTCGCGAGCGCGCTCGGGATCATCGCGGCGCGTAACGCGGCGCTGACGTGGCAGATCACCGGGGACGAGGCGTCGGCGGAGGCGTCGGCAGAGCTGATCAACGACGCGAATCACGGCGAGGGCTGGGAGTCTTTCGTCGTCGAGCTATCGAACGATCTCCTGACGCAGGACAAGGGTGCGTTCGTCGAGTTCGTCCGAGCGGCGAACTCGCCCGACGCGGCCGTTATCGGCATCAACGCGCTCGACGCCCAGCGCTGCTTCCTCACGGGCAACCCGGAGACCCCGGTAATCTACGAGGACCGTAAGGGTGAGCTGCACAAGATGCCGTGGTATACGGTCGTCCACATGCTAGAGATGCCGACCTCGAAGACGCCTGCGGACGGCGGCTACTTCTTCCGGCTCCAGTACTCGGCGCTCACGCGCGTCCTCGGCGCGGCGCAAATCCTCAAGAGCATCACGCAGTATCGGTCCGAGAAGGTCAGCGGCCGGTTCATGCGCGCGATCCACCTAGTCTCGGGCGTCGATACGAAGGCCATTCAGGACGCGATCGGTCGCGAGAATATCAACGCGGACAACGCGGGGGCGACGCGCTACATGGCCCCGGCGATGGTCGGCAACGTCGACCCGGCGGCGAACGTTAGCCACGAGACGATCGAGCTGGCCTCGCTGCCCGACGGGTTCTCCGAGGTCGAGGCGGTCACGACCTACATTACGATCCTCGCGATGGGCTTCCTTACCGACTACCAAGAGTTCGCGCCGCTCTCCTCCGGCAACCTCGGTAATAGCACGCAGTCGGAGGTGCTCCACCAGAAGTCCCGCGGGAAGGGCGTCGGCCTCTTCAAGAAGCTGCTGGAGCGCCTGATGAACCTGCGGGGCGCGCTCCCCGCCAACGTCACGTTCGAGTTCACTGAGGACGATATCGAGGCGGACAAGCAGATCGCCGATACCGGGCTGGTACGCGCCGAGACCCGTAAGATTCGTATCGAGTCCGGCGAGATCGACCCGCTCGCGGCGCGGCAGCTCGCGCTCGACTCCGGCGACCTGAGCGTCGAGGAGTTCGAGGCGCTGAACAAGCGCGAGATCGCCGAGGCCGCCTCGGAGGAAGAGGCAGCAGACGAGCTGGGCGAGCTAACCGGGCTGGACTTCGGCGGCGGCGAGCAACCGCCCCCCGGTGATATAACCCCGAGCGTCACCGTCGAGGACACGACCGAGGGCGTGAAGGGCCCGATCACGGTGACGCCCGACTCCGCGTCGGTCGTGAAGGAGGTCGCGTTCGGTCAGGCGCTCGTCGAGGGGCTGTCGGCCGGGATGGATGAGACGGACCCGACGGCGGTAGGCGCGCTCGGCGTCTTCGTGGCCGAGCTGGAGGCCGAGGGTATCTGGGACACGATGGTGCCGGTCGCGGATATCGGGCGCGTGGTCGAGCGCGCGACGAAGGAGATGGCGATCGGGTTCCGCGCGGCGATCGACGACGAGCCGCAGCGCCGGGCCGGGCCTACCGAGGACCGGCTGGAGTTCGAGGCGGAGGTCGGCGAGGATATCGCCGCGGGCCTCGGCGCGATCCGTCGGCGCATCGCGACGCGGCTCAGGGAAGCGGCCCCGGTATGACCGGGATGCTATATTAAGCGCCTAGTGCGGCCCGTCGATGTCGATGGTTACCGGACTAGTGGAGGCGGCGGGTCGCCTACATACGGCGGACCGGCGGTCACAGCGATCGTTCGTCGGCGGTTCCGTTTAGGCATGGCAACGCTGACGAGCTATAGGCCGCGTCGAGAGGCGCGGCTTCGCTGTACTATGAGTAATGAGGCTTAGGGAGGCGCGCCGTGCCCGTCGAGTCCTGCCGGAGCAAGGGCAAGCCCGGGTTCCGCGCCGGGCCCTCGCAGAAGTGCTTCACCTATAGGGCGGGTAGCGCGCCCGCGCTCGCGCGCGCGCGGCGGCGCGCGCGAGCGCAGTTCGTCGCGATCGGCCTCTCGCAGAGGCGCAGCGGTAAGCCATCGGAGCTGACGAAGGAGATTGGGTTCCGCGCGCTCGGGCAGCTTCCCGAGGTCTTCGACTTCCGATTCTGGGAGGAGATACGGGCGGTGATGATGGCGCGCGTACTGCCGTTATTCCGCGAGGCCTATCTGGTCGGAGCCGTCCTCGGCTCGGGGCAACGAGCAGCCCCGCAGCGCAGCCCTGAGCCTGCTGTGGTCGCGTTCCGCTCGATCCTAGACGCCCATATCGTCGCGGTGAAGCAGGTCTCTGACGAGGGTATCGGGCTGGGCGAGCTACCCTTCGACTTCGAGGCCGTGGCCGCCGCCTCCGACAGAGTGATCCAGAGCTACGCCGACCAGTGGTGGTCGCAGTTCTCGCGGTCGACGCAGGACGGGCTCCGCCGGGCAATCGCTCGCGCCGACGCAAACGGCCTCGGGGTCCAGTCGGTCATCAAGGACATCGAGCCGCTCTTCGGCAAGGCGCGCGCGACGCGCATCGCGGTCTCGGAGACGACGAACCTCGTGGGGCAGGGCGCGCAGGAGACCTATCGCCAAGCCGGGTTCGCGGAGTGGGAGTGGCGTACGGTCCGCGACTCGCGGGTCGACCCGACGTGCGACGCGCTCGATAAGAAGCGGTTCCCGATGAGCCGGTCGTTCCAGCGGGCCCACCCTAACTGCCGGTGCTTCCCGGTGCCCGCGGGTAAGCCATCGGTCGCGATATCATCGCCGACGGCGAGACCGACCGGGCTCAACTTCCCGGACGTGTTCGCCGCGTAGATGGGAGGCGTACCGTGACTCAACCCGCGGCTATTCTTCAGCGGACGTTCTTTGAGTACCTAGTCGACGAGAACGGCTCGCCGGATATGAACGTGCTCGGTACGGAGGCCGATCCGATTGAGTTCAAGTTCGTTACGCCGCGACCAGTATCAGTCTATCGGATAAACTTTGCCCTAAGCAGTAACGCAAAAGAGGTACAGAACGGCTTCTTCATGCTGGCCGAGCTGGAGAATGGCCTTACGATTATCCATCGTACGAGCGAGCCGCAGGGGGGCGAGACTATCCACAACTTCGGGACGGGGCTCGTACCGATCCGACGGCACGCTGACTTCGGTGCGCTCGCGGGCGTCGACGTAGACTCGGACGTGACAGCTAATCTATCGCGGTTCTCGATCCGATGGACGCTCGAACGGGCGGGTATACCTCACATGCTGCAACAGTTCGAGGAGTTCGCGGTGTACGTACGCGACGATCTCAGGACTATCGAAACGATGCGCGCGATGATACAGGGCTTCTGAGATGCGCCGCCTCCTCGCCGCGGGATGGCGTCGCCTACGGGCCGCCTCCGTTGCGGTGGCGCGAGGTACGTGGAACGACGCGAAGACGACGGTCGCCGATGCGTGGCACGACGTGACCGTCGTCGTGGTGACGCTCATCATCCTCGGCGTCGGGGGCGAGGTCGGGAGTCGGATCGCGTTCGGCGAGGGCTGGTTCGAGCGGGTCTTCGGTGGCGGCTGAGCGGGCCCAGCGCCGCCGCCGCCGCCGGAGGATGATCAGGGCTACGATCGTCACCGCGGTGATTACCGCCGTCATCGCGACGATCGCCATCGCCGCAGATAGGGAGCCGCCGCCATCGCCTCCGCCGCCGACCGCCTCGCCGACCGCGTCGCCCGAGTCGTCCGTGGTCCCTCGACCACCTCCGGTCTCCACGCCCACGCCGACGCCCACAGCCTCGCCTCCTCCGCCTACGCCGAGCCCGTCCCCGGTGCCCACTGCCACATCGTCACCGACGGCCATTCCCGAGAGGCCGTCGCCCGTATCGCCGCCGCGCACGCTGAGACCGCCCCGCGTCCGGTTCCTCATGTGTCAGACGGTAGCTGACGGGTTCCTTATTCGGCACGAGGGCTCCAGCGGCGCGCCGTCGCTCGCCCAGTGGCTAGCGGCCCCGCCGGGGCCCAACGACCTGTTCCCGGAGTGGACGTGGATCGCGTTCTCGGCCTGCGCCCCGCTGCCGACCCGGTAGGTGTACGGTGAGGCTAGCCGCCTCGCCCCCGCTCTGTGCCGCGGACTGCCGAGACGGCGAGGGGGCGTCGGGACCTAGAGCGGCCACCGACGCCCCCGACTACTACGGCGTGAACTTCGTCCCGCACTGAGGGCAGGTAGCCTGCTCGCTCGACCCGCCGCCGCCGAACATCTCGCCGACGGTCTGCCGCGCCGAGTCGACCTGCTCGCCGAAGACCTGACGACTCGTCGGCAGGCTACCGACCGAATCGATCCGCCGCCGCGTCGCCTCAGTGAACGCCCGGCCGCTGATGAGCAGCTTCCCGCTCGCCGCCGCCATCGCGTTCGACCCCGCGTCCGAGGACGTACGGACCGCGTCCGGGAAGACGGCCTCGACGACCGGCCCGAGCGCCTCGGGGCGGCGGACCCAGTCGAGGCTCTTCTTGAGGTGCGGCGCGTCGGCCGCGGCCTCGTCGAGGAGTATCGTCCCGTCGAGCGCCGCCGCCTCGACGACCGACCCGATGAGTCGGCTCAGGTAGGCGGGCGTGACGCTGTCCCGGCCCATGCCGAGCGGAACCTTCTGCATAACGTTCAGGCTGTGCGGGAACTCGCTGTCCTCGATCGAGCAGACCGGGACGCCTAGCTCGAAGAGCCACGGGACGCCCATCGTCTCCGGGTATACCTCGACGATCGTCTTCCGCTCGGTCGGTCGGAGGACGCCGTCGATGAGCGTGACGGTCGGCATCGTCACGCTGACCGCGGTCGTCTTCGGCGGCGGCGTGACGACTGTACCGTCGACCGTATAGCGGAGACCCTCGGGCGGGACCATCTGCGCGAGCGCGATCCGTACCCGCTGGGCCTCGGCGACTGACCACGGCATGAGCGCGATGACCCATGTACCCGGCCGCGGCGAGGCCCCGCGGTGCCTCGTGACGCTACGTCCGTTCGGCTCCTGTGGGTCGAAGCGGACCGTTACGAGTCGGCCGTCGACGACGGTCTCGATCGAGGCGCTCTTCGCGACCGCGAGTAGCTGCTTCTCGCCCGTGTTGAATCGTCCCGAGACACCGGTCTCGACGCGCTTCGGCGTGTGCGCGAAGAGCGTCCAGATATCCTCGGCGCGATCGAACCCCGCGCCGTCGTCTCGGACCTTCAGGTACATCCGCGACCGGGTATCCCTGACCTGCTGTACCTCGACCTCGCAGTAGGTCGGGCGGCGGCGACCGGGGTCGCCGTAGCCGCGGTACTCATCGAAGACGTTCGTCACCGGCTCGAAGGCGAGGCGATGCGGATCGCGCCCTCCCTCGATCTCGGCGAGCCCCGCCATATCGACGGCGAACGCTCCCTCGTGGTTCTGGGTGGTCATCTGTCTCCTTCTTCCCTCGGGGCCGGAGCCCCGGCTACCCCTCTAGTGTAGCGGCTACCGCCACGACTGTCTATAGGGCAGGAAGGGAGGATCGCGAGTCAGGGCGCGGGAATCACGCAGCGGGAGCCTTATCGCCGCGCTCGCCCTTCGCATCGAGGGCGTCGAGGGCGAGGCGTACGACCATCGGGACCTCGCGGGCCCCCTCGATGTACTCCTGTATCGTGCGCGGGCCGCGGTCGAGCCGGGCCGCGAGCTTCCGCACGGACCAGTTGCGCTCGTCCATCCACGCTCGGAGATCGAAGGCGGCCTCGGTTGTCGTCATGCCCCTAGTGTAGAGCCGCTCGTATGTCGCGTCTAGCGCTACACCCCTCTTCCTCTTTGTAGCGGTAGGCGCTACACTCCGGGGTAGGAGATGAGGTGGAGGCGTATCGCACAAGGAGAGACCCACGATGGGCCGACCCGTGCAACCTCCGCCTCGTCTCCGATCTACTAGCTCACCGAAGGAAGGGAGCGACCGATGACTACGGCCACAGAAACCCGAGCGCACGACGAGGTGATGATCCGGGCGAATACGCCCGAGCAGATTCAGAACGTGATCCAGCGCATCCAGCACGTCCGCGACTCCAAGCTCGACTACGTCGCGGCGGCGAAGCACCTACGGATAGTCGTTGCCGGGCCGCCCCTGCAAGACGGGCCCCGGCTCATGTGGGAGATCGATCAGGGTCCGCCGATCGGCCGCGTTCGCTACGGCATCCGCCGCTACGCGCACCGGCAGATCGCAGAGCGCATGGGGATCGCCGGGAAGTACGCCTCGCGGATGCTCGACGACGACAGCGGGACGCACTGGCAGCTACTCGCCGACAACGTCAACTACTGGCTCGCCGACGGGCCGGGGAGGCACTTCCTCCTCCGAACCCTCGACGACGACCTCCGCGCGATGCTCGGGAACAGCTACCGGGTGATCGACGACGCCGACATCTTCTTCGGGACCTACGACGTCATCAAGGAGGTCGGGGCGGAGATCGTCCAGATGAACCTCACCGACAACTCGTTCTCGATCCGAGCGATCGTCCCGGACTGGAAGATGAGGGTCGAGCACCAGCGCGGGCAGCTCGACGAGTTCCGCGCGGCGGGCGGCGGGATGTTCGGCGATATCACCGACGGGCAGGGGAAGGTCGCGAAGGACCCGAGCCGCGCCCGCGTCGTCACGACCGAGGACATGCGCGGACCGTCGAACCCGGCGATGCGCGAGATCGGCTACGACGCCGACTGGGTGATCCCGGGGGTCTCGATCTCGAACTCGGAGACCGGGGCGGGCCGGGCGAAGGTCGAGCCGATCATCTACCGCCACTACTGCACGAACTACGCCCTCTTCGGGGAGTCGTTCGCGCAGCGCCACGTCGGGGCGCAGCGGGCGATGGAGGGCATCCTGAGCGAGGAGACGATCAAGGCGGAGTCGGCGGCCATCTTCGGCGTGATCAACGACGTAGTCCGCGCCACGTTCGACCGCGAGGCCTTCGAGAAGATGGTCGCCCGGATGACCGACGCGACCGGCGAGGTGCTCGCCTACCCGACGAAGGCCGTCGAGCAGGTCGTTAAGCACTACAGGATTACCGACAGCGACCAGCAGCGCATCCTCGACTCGATGGTCTCCGGCGGCGACCCGACGGTATACGGCCTCATGCAGGCCATCACCGCGACGGGTCGCGACAAGGCGAACCCCGATCGCGCCGAGGAGCTAGAGCGTATCGGCGGCGAGTTCGTACAGGAAGGGCGCGAACTGGTACAGGTCCGCTAGACCTCCGCCCCTACTCCCGGAGGTCCGCTCGGGGCCCCGTTCCTACTCGGAGCGGGGCCCCACTTTCTGCCTCGACCCCCCTTCCCTTCCGTAGCGGTAGGCGCTACACTACGAGGTAGGAAGAAGGACCACATGACCACGAAGACCTATATCCGCCAGTACACCTGCCGCCCGGACCGCCTACGGCGCAACGAGACGTGGGGAGACTTCCACCAGTTCAACGTCGCCTACTCCGACAACCCGGATACGGTAGGCCGCCCAGACCCCGCGAGCTTCACCCTGATCACCGCCGAGAATCAGGTGGCGCTGGGCGAGTACGACGAGCGATACACCGACCGCATCGGCTTCCTTCACTTTCACTGCCCCGAGTGCGACGAGGCAGGTACTAAGCGCAGGACGCACCGCACCCGCCGCACCATCCGAGGCTCACAGAGCGGGAACGCCTGCGAGGACATCTGCGCCAAGGCGACCGGGGCCAACTGCTCCTGCCAGTGCGGCGGGATGAACCACGGGATCGACTCGTAGGGCCGCCACCGGGGTGGGCCGACTTCCTCCCCAGAGGAGGTCGACCCCCTCCGGTGCCGGACTACGGCACGGCAGGTAGCAGAGGAGATACGAGCATGAACGCCAACGAGATGAAAACACTCCGCGAAGGTGAGCGCGTCATCTGGCGCGATGACGAGGGCGATTGGGGCAACGTGCTAGCGGTAGACCCACACCACGGGGTAACGATCCAGTGGAACAACACGCCTGGCGCGCTCACGCTCGCACCGCAGCATTGCACGGATGTCAGTCGCGCAACTACGCCGAGCGCCTAGCCTGCGAGCAGCTCACCAGAGGAAGAGGAGAGACCGATGACCACGACTGACGCGATCCCAGACGAGGTACTCGACGCGCTGGAGGCGGCGCGCGATACCGGCGAGGTGAACATGATCGGACGGCAGTCCGTGATGAAGATCATCTCAGACCTCGACGAGTACCCGGCGGCGGTGCTCTGGCTCTACGACAACGACCGCCGCTATATGGAGGCGCTGGCCGCAATGGGCGAGCGCCTCGCCCGATGACCGCGCTCGTCGTCGCGCTCGCGCTCGGGGCCCTCGCCGGAGGCATGATCTCCGTGGCCGTCGGGCTGGAGGACTACGAGGCCCGCAGGGAGCGCACCCCGACGCTCGCTGAGTGGCGGCACGACCGCGTAGGCGAGGGGGCCGCAACGGTCCTCGCGGCTGTTCTCACGGCCGCCGACGCGGCAGCCGACGTATTCGAGCTGGCTCGGCGCGCCGCGATCTGGCTCGCTCCGCGGAGGGCCTCGCGATGAGGAAGGGCTACATCACCGTCCGCGTCACCGAGGACTCGTGGGACCGCGCGCTCCAAGCCCTGCGCTTCGAGATCGCGCTGGCGACCGAGTACCCCTCGCGCGAGTACAACGGCGATCGAATCAACGGAATGCGGCGCACGCTCCGCTACCTCGAACGCGCCGGGCGAGACGCACGGAAGGAACACGCAGGATGAACCAGCGATACCGGGCCGTCTTCATCGACGCCGACGGGAGCGAGGTAGAGACGAGGACGTTCCACTACGACGTGGCGCTGCACGAGAGCTTCGGGTCCGTCGTACCCGCCGCGCGTACGAAGCTCGTCATCGACTCCCCCTCGCTCAACGGCGACGCCTCTCAGCACGTCGGGCTCTTCAACCTCGTCGCGCTACCCGGGCGCGTGGTCGTTTGCAGCGACACGTTCACGTGGGACTTCGACGGGCCGAACACGCACCGCCTCGCGGTCGAGGCGAGCGAGGCGGCAGGGATGGGTTACCCGTTCGCCGGGCCGCTCGTCATCGTGGACGAGATCGAGTAGCTCCGGTGCCGAGGAGGAAGTGGGAGCATGACGGCGACGATATGTCGACCGCGCCCCGACGCCCCGGCGGCGACTGGGACTGGGCGAAGATCAAGCACCGCCACTACTTCGTCCACGACGGCCCGTACCTCCGCGAGGGCTCGGACCGAGGCCTCTCGATCGCCGTCGGCGGGCTGCACTGTAACCGCGACTGCGGCGAGCGCCGGGAGGGCCCGGTCTGCTCGGCGTGGTCGATGCAGAACTACTCCTCGCTCCGCTGTACGAACCCCGCGAAGGTCGTCGACAAGAAGCACCCGTGGGGCTCGCCGACCGACTCGCGGAGCCCGCCGTCGGTCGAGCATGAGGGCGTCACCGGCTGGTGGTACTGCGGCGTCCACGACCCCGAGCGCGCCCGCGACCGCGACCGCGCGTGGCATATCAAGTACGACCGCGCGGACGAGCTACGGAAGCAGCGATACGCCGAGGACCGCGCGGCCGATCTGGTCGTCGCGGAGACCCTCGACTGGGAGAAGTTGGAGAGCGCGGTCGAGCCGATCTGCGAGACCGAGTGCGAGCACCACACATGCAAGCTGGTCCGCGTCGCGCGGGCCTACGTAGCGCTGGTCGCCGAGGGCGACCGGCTGAGGGAGGAAGAGATAGCATGACCACCGAGACCAAGACTGACTGGCCCCACCACGTTCCGATCGAGCTATGGGGCTCCGACCACTACGACACGATCGCCTACGTCGAGACGCGAGTCGTCGACCACGGCGGCGTACTCCGGCACCCGAATATGCGGACCGACGCCGGGCGGCACCCGCGTTTCTACAAGCCGCTCAGGCCGATGACATCGGCCGCGTCGGACGGCTCACGCTATCCGACCCGGCTCGTTAACGACCAGGCGCGGGAGCACCACGACGACTGGGACTGCCTCTTCGATATGGTCGCCGAGGGGCTCGTCGCCATCGTCAACAACAGGGCCCCCGAGTACTGGGAGGTCGAGCCCGGTCGCCGGGGCCCATTGCGCTCGCCGACATCGAACGGCCCGATCCCGCGCCTAGGGAGCCTCCCCGACCAGAAGGTGCGGCTCACCGAGCGCGGCTCCGAGCTGGTCGCGCAGCTCCGGCGGCAGTCCGCGGAGGGGCGCTCGCGCCGGAAGCTCGATCCCGAGTTCCTCGCGGCGTTCCAGCAGCGAAGGCACGCTTCCCCTGCGTAGCGGTAGGCGCTACGATAGCGGGTGAGGAAGAGGAGGACCCGATGACCACGAAGACCCCACCCCTGACCCTCGTCGAGGCCGAGCTGATCGTCGGCCACCCCGCCGCTGAGTGGGCTGGGCATTGCTACGAGATGGCGACGAAGCTCGAAGACGCCTATCGCGGCAGCGCTGTCTACGGGCACTGGCTCGGCCCTGTCTCCCCTAGCTCGTACTTCGGCTACCGCGCCGCCACCGGCTTCGTCCAGCACGGCTGGATCGAGATGCCGGACAGCAGCGTCGTCGACCCGACACGGTGGGCCTTCGAGGCCGTCGACCCGTATATCTACGTCGGCCCGAACGACTACTACGACCGAGGCGGTAACGCGCTCCGGATGCGGATGGCGGGGCCTGCGCCCGCGGCTACGACTGAGCCGGGCACCGCGCTCGTCATCTCGACGCCCGAGGCGGTGACGATGCTCTTCGCGGTGACGGGCTGGCGCGACCTCGACAACCTCAGCGACGAGCAACTACGCTGGCTCGCGCACATGTCGCCCGAGGTCTACGGCTTCGAGCACGCGGGTACGATCTTTCAGGCGCTCGCCGACGCGGGGCAGCAGGCGTTCATCCCGATCGACAACTGGCGGTGGGCGATGGAAGAGCCGCTGTTCAGCGGCGTCGAGTGGGGTGAGGGCGAGGACGATGAATGAGGCTCTACGTCGACTGCGACGACACGCTCGTACTCTGGCTCGACGGCGACGGCGATGTAGCCGACGGTCCGAACCCGTACGGCACCGGCCCCGATCGATGGAAGCCGAACGAGGGTCTAATTATTGCGCTGGAAAACTGGCGAATGCGCCATCCGGAGATCGACGAGATCGTTCTGTGGACCGGCGGCGGAACCGACTACGCCCAGCTCTGGCTACGCCGCGTCTATCCGGCGGCCGACGACGCGATCTCGAAGGATACGCGCATCCCGAGGCCCGACGACCTCTGCGTCGACGATATGCCGATCAAGGTCGCGTGCCCGGTAGTGACGTGGCAGCAGTTCGTGAAGGAGTGGAGCGTAGAGTGAGGAGGCGGCTGGACCGGCTCCGCGGCCGGACGACTGCATAGGTCGCCCCGCCTCGGAGCCGGTTCCCTTTGGTCGGGGGATCGGCCTCTTCTTCCTAGGCCCCGAGGGCTTAGTCGCCCTCGGGGCCGCTCTATGCCAGAACACCCGAGCAGGACAGGACGGGCCCGGTAGCGTTACGCTACACCGTGAGGAGCGGCCCCACGTTGCCTTACGAGCCGGTACGCACCTGCGACGACCTCCTCGCCTACATGAGGCGCTATGACTTCACGTCGATGGAGCTAGCCGCCGCCCTCTGCGTCCACCGCGTTACGGTCGGGAAGTGGCGCGGTGGTAAGCTACCGATCTCGACGGTCCTGACGCTCGCTCTCGGTAGCCGAGACCTGATCGTGCGCGCTCGCGTCCGGGAGCGGCGGCGCGCCCGCGCGCGGGCGCGCGCGTAGTACCATCGCCGCATGGCGAACCCCACCCTCTCCGTCCGCGCTATCCTCCCCCGTAACGCCCCGATGGCGACGACCGCGGTCTTCAAGCTCGTCGAGCGCGCGCTGAGCCAGACCGGGTTCGCCGGGGATATGATCCGGTCGATGGCGGACTACCCCGGCCAGCAGCGGACGGTCTCGGGCTATAGGCGGACCGGAGGCCTCGGTCGCGGCTGGAAGATCGGCCGACGGCGGCGCGGTAAGACAGTCACCTCGATCGAGGTGCTCAACCGAGTACGATACGCCGTCCACGTTCAGGGCCCGCGGCGAGGCGCTAAGGGTCGGCGTCAGACGAGGGAGATGCGCCGCCGGGGCTGGCCGAACATCACCACCGAGTCGAAACGGGTGTGGCGCAGACACAGGCCCGGCATCGTACGTATCATCACTCAGCGCGATCCCCGAGTCCGGCGACGACGATCCGGTGTATGATTGCGCCGAGCGAAAGGACTCGCTCTGATGGTCATGGGCTCCGAGATCGAAGCTGCGGCCGGGGCCTCTGACCCCGCTACCCCCGAAGAGACGGCCGAGAAAGACGCCGCAGAGAAGCGCCACCTCGGCCCTAACCTCGACCGCCCCAATACCGGCGACGCGAAGACCTTCGCGGAATACGACCAGTTCGCCGACGCGCGCGATGTCGAGAACGCCGTCGATGACGAGATGGAAGTCTTCAACGCGCTTATCGACAACGTCCGATTCGACTTCCAGATGGACGCTGGCGAGAAGGCCGCCGCGATGATGGCGCTCTCGGCGGAGCTGCCCGGCCGTATCGACGCGGCGCGGGTCTCCGGCACCGTCCCCAGCCACGCGCATAGCGGCGGAGGCGGAGGCGGCGCGGTCGATACCTCTATCGGCTCGGCGAAGGACGACGGGTCGCGCGCCGTCACGAACGACCCCGGCTCGGTATCGGTCTTCAAGGATACGACCGGCGCGTGGCGGTGGATGGCGGTCCACAGTAACCGCTATCAAGACCGCGACCACGAACTCTTCACGGAGTCGGCTCACAAGGACTGGACCGACTTCGTCAACGAGCACGACGCCTACCCGCCGCTGCGGCTCTGGCACGTCCCGGTCGACTTCGGCCGCGCGGACTTCGTCGACTACGACGACAGGGGCTTCGTGGTATCGTCAGGCACGTTCAAAGAGGGAGCGGAGGACATCGCTCAGGCTCTCTCAGAGCGGAAAGACCTTGGCTGCTCGCATGGGTTCAGGTTCGACCGACGAGACCGAGATGCCGCTGGCGTCTACCATCAGTACAAGACATTCGAGATCAGCGTGCTTCCGAGTCGGAGCGCGGCGAATCAGCTAACCGCATTCTCGGCGGGGAGGGAGTTTCCCATGATGAACGAGGAACGCAAGGCCTTCCTGCTTGAGGTCGCGGGGCCGGAGCGAACCGGCCAACTCGACGAGGCGGTCGAGGCGATGAGCGCCTTCGCGAAGGAGAAGGGGATCACGTTCAAGTCGCTCGTCGACGAACAGTTCCCCGACCTCTCGGGCGTGAAGGGCGTGGGTGAGGGCAGTGGCGACGAGGCCCCCGCCGAGACCCCCGCAGCGGCCGACGCCGCCGCGGCTCCCGCCGCCGACGCTACTCCCGCCGCCGACGCCGCTCCCGCGGCCGACGCGGATGCGGAAGCCGAGGCTGGCGACGGCGAAGAGGGGGGTGGTACGCCGTCAATCCCGACGCCGGACGCCGAGGACGTAGCGGACGCCGAGAAGACGTTCGACGCGGCGATGGGCGGAGAGAACGACCCGGTGGTCGTGATGGCTCGCGCGCTCGCCCCGGCCATCCGCGAGGCGGCGAAGGAGGCGATGGAGATCGCTACCGAGCCTCTCGTGGCGCAGCTCGGGAAGCTGGGCGAGGAGATCGAGGGCCTCAAGGCGCTGGCTCCGGTCGTCGAGGGCCTCACGGCGAGCCGCGACGAACTGATCGCCGCCGCCATCCGGCCTCGGACGGCCCCGGGGCCAGTGGGCTTCGCCGCCGCATCGAGCCCCGAGACGGTGGTCGATACCGAGGCCGCGGCGATCGTAGCCGCCCAGAAGGCGGCGGGCTCGGGCGAGAACCCGGACGCGACGGCGACGCAGCGGGCCGCGAGCCCGTACGTCGACGACGCGCTAGCCGCGATGCAACGGATGCCGGGCGCAGAGGCGGCGGGCTAGAGACCACACGTATTCGGCGCGGCTTGCCAGTGATATGCTCGCGGGCAAGTAGCGATTAGCTAAGCGTAGAGGACGACCACTCGCAGAGCAGGGAGGCTCGAATGGGCGCGGCAGTAACAGAGGCCCCGGCGGCCATCGATCCGGTCGACGCGATCGCCAAGCGGATTCTGGAGAGCCTCGAACGAGCGGGCACGAAGTCGTGGCAGCCCGCCTACGGTGACTCCGTAGGCTACAAGCACGATACGCCCGGTTCGCCGATCTCAGTGGGCTACTCACACGGCCCCGGAGGCAACCTCTCGTTCCCGGGTGTCGATCCAATGGTGTTCCACACTCACGTAGGGCACCGAGGAATCCTCGGACAGCTCCCATCATCTCCGTCGGTCTTCACCAACCCGACCTACGAGATTTACACGGGCGTAACGGCCGCGTCTGGCAGCGAGAAAGAGGACGTGTGCGATCCCGCCCCAGTTGCGGGTTTGCTCAAGTCTGGGCTTCTCACTTCCGTATTCGGAAGGTACGAGCGTCAGACCTCGGAGATCGAGCTGAACCGGCTCGGTCAGCGCAACGATCGAGCCGACCCTATGGACCTGTCTCTGGTCGGCTCTCCGATCCAGCAGTCGGGCCTCTTCAACACGGGCCCTGCGGGCGGCGGACCGCCGACCGATCTCCTGTCGAATGAGTTCTCGCGCAAGATGTGGGAATTGGCTACGGCCTTCCACCGCCTCTTGGGCCAGCAGATTTGGACGGGTTCGCCCGCCAACAACTCCGGCGGGGCAGGCTACAAGGAGCTGACGGGGCTCGACCTGCTGGTGGCGACAGGTCATACCGACGCTCAGACCGGCCTCGCGCTACCGTCGGCCGACTCCGATGTCAAGGACTTCAACTACCTTGACGTCGCGGCCAACGGCGCGGCGCTCGTCGACGCGATCGGGTTCCTGTACCACACGCGCAAGACTCTCGCGATTCAGACCGGCATCATGCCGGTACGATTTGTACTGGTCATGCACCCTGACCTCTTCCACGAAGTCAGTGCCGTGTGGCCGTGCAGCTACCTGACGAGCGGCTGTGCGCTCCCGGACATCGGGGGCGGCGGGGCGATCCTGAACCTTCAGGGCGACGCGCAGATCGCGCTTCGCGACCAGATTCGCACCGAGCGGTTCCTGCCGATCGAGGGCGACCGCATCGAGGTCATCGTCGACGACGGCATCCCCACGTCGACCTCGACCGACGACGCGAACGTGCCCGAGGCGGCCTTCTCGTCCGACATCTACCTCCTGCCGATGTCGGTCGCGGGCGGGAACTCGGTGCTCTTCCTGGAGCACTTCCAGTACGACAACCCGTCGCTGAACGACGCGCTCGGGAACCTCGCGCTGGGCCGGATCGAGGGCGCGTGGATCACGGTCCCGACGCAGACCCGGTGGTGCCTCCAGTGGCAGACGAAGATCGAGCCGCGGCTCGTCCTCCGGACGCCGTGGCTCGCAGGGCGCTTGGACAACGTTGTTGCCAGTCCACTCCAGCGGACGCGGTCGCCGTTCCCGGACAACCCGTACTACGTCGACGGTGGCGAGACCTCTCGCCCCGGCCCGTCGCTGTTCAACCTCTGGTCCTCGTAGTCGCCATAGCCGATGCAGCGGTAGCAGAAGGGCGGCCCGAAGGACCGCCCTTCTGCTATGCTCTCGGTGGCCCCGCCCTCAACGGATGGTCCGTAAGGATCAGCGACTGGGGGCGGGGCCTCTTCGTGTCCCTCTCGACAGCCGGAGTAGCGTTAGGCTACATTAGCGTAGCTACGGCGTGGCGTGTCCCGGATGGGTCAGGCTAGGCCCGGCTCGGTACGGCAGGTCTGGCATGGCATGGCGCGGTATAGTTCGGCTCGGCGCGGCGTGGCTAGGCTTGGCGCGGCAGGTCTGGTCCGGTCCGGCGAGGCGTGGCCGGGTAGGGATCGGTCTGGCTAGGCGGGGTTCGGCAGGTCGGGTCAGGTGAGGCGCGGTATGGCGTGGTCAGGCTTGGTGAGGCGAGGCTCGGCGTGGTCGGGTTCGGCAGGTCAGGTAAATGCTAAGCGGTAATATCCTCGTGACTGGCGGCGCAGGCTATCTCGGCCGCGGCATTATCCGGCGCGCACTCCGCGAGAACTGGGACGCTCGGATCGTCGTCCTCAGTCGCGATGACTCGAAGCATGCGGCGCTCCAGCGACGCTATCCCGAGGTCGAATGCGTCCTCGGTGACGTAGGCCTCGATACAGTCGATCGCCTCGCCTCGCTGATGCGCGGCTTCGATACAGTCCTCCATATGGCGGCGGCGAAATATGTCGATCGCGCCGAGCGCGCCGCGATCGCGACGATACAGACGAATGTAATCGGGACGATGCAGGTCGCCGAGGCGGCCTCGCGCGCGCGCGTACGCGACGCCGTCGTGATCTCGACGGATAAGGCTTGCGCCCCAGTCAACAATTATGGTGCGACAAAGCTACTCGCCGAGCGCATCTTCCAAGAGGCCGATCGGACGAGCGCGACGCGCTTCGTCGGCTGCCGCTACGGGAACGTGGTCGGCAGTACGGGCAGCGTTATTCCGCTCTTCATGGACTGGGTCGCCGAGGGCAAGCCGATCCGGCTGACCGATCCGCGGATGACGCGGTTCTGGATGGGCATCGACGAGGCCGTCGACGTAATCCTCCGCGCGCTCGACCGGAGGACGCCGGGCGGGACGATCGTGATCCCGTCGATGCGCGCCTCGTCGATGAAAGACCTCGCGCGTATGGCCCTCGGCTACAACGAAAATGGCGAGCTGCCGGAGGACGGCCGGGTAGAGATCATCGGTATCCGCCCCGGCGAAAAGCGGCACGAGGCGGTCGTGGGCCTTGAGGAAAGCGTCCGTTGTACCCGGCAGGACGATCAGTACTACTACCTCGCCGCGCCGGATTCCGAGCCGACGAACCCGAACCCGTTCGAGATCACATCGAACTCGCCGCCCGGCGGAGCCATCCCGATCAACGAGCTGAGACACCTAGTCGAGGACGCCGCCGATGTCTGAGCTGATGGTCATGGGGTCGCGCGGGATGCTGGGCCGCGAGGTCGTCACGTGGGCGTCGGAGCCGCGGGCCGAGCACGCGCGCGTCTGGTCGGGGAACAGCCTCGGCGGGCTCTCTCAGAACGCCGATATCTCGGACCGCGAGTGGGTGGCGAAGGCGCTCGACGCCTTCAAGCCGGGGGTCGTGATCAACTGCGCCGGGGCCCACGGCTCGTTCGGCCATCCGATGCCGACGCCCGAGCGCATGATCAGCTCGAACGCGATCGGGCCGCTCGTACTCGCCGAGGAGTGTGGGAAGCGCGGGATCAACCTAATCCACGTCTCGACCGACTGCGTGTTCAGCGGGCACCTCGCGCTGGGCCTCCGCCACAATACCTTCCAGACGCCGGACCCGATGGACCTGTACGGCCGGTCGAAGCTGCTGGGCGAGCCGGAGGGCGATCACGTGACCGTCGTACGGACCTCGTTCATCGGCGTCGATCATGGCCTGATGGCGTGGTTCCTACAGCCGCTCCACGAGGGCGCGTTCGCGGACGGCTGGGCGAACTCGATGTGGTCGGGATCGACGGTCGATGAGGTCGCGCGCCGACTCGTCGCGATGGTCGACGATCCGCCGGGCGGCCTCGTACATCTCGCGACCGAGAAGCCGATCTCGAAGTGGGAGGTACTCGTCTACCTCAAGCAACTATGGCCCGGAGCCGACCGGATCACCGTCAACCGGGTGGACTCCCCTCGCATCAACCGTGCGCTGATCCCGAACGTCGAGCCGCTGCCCCATATCGAATCCGCGCTCGCTCGCTACCGGCTGGAAATCGCCAGTGAGTAGCGACGCGACGACCATCGCCGTCGTCATCCCGGTCGGGCCGCTACCGCACCACGCCCGGTGGCTCCCCGAGGCGATCGAGTCCGTACGCCAGCAGACGCACCCGGCCGCCGCGCTTATCGTCGTCGACGATATGCAGGGCCTATCGGAGGACACCTTCGCCGGGAGTACCGGGGTCCACCCGACGATCGTCCATCGGCCCCCGTGGCTGCTCGGCGTGACCGGGGCCTTCAACCACGGCGTCGCGCTCGGGCTGGGGCAGGCTCACCTCGCGGTGATGATGGGCTCCGACGACCGCCTCGAACCGCGGACGCTCGAACGGATAGCCCAGACCTACGAGAGTCACAAGCGGCGCGACGGCTACTACTGGTGCGACACGATCTATGAGGACGGGACGGAGCAGGCGCTGCCCTGTAATAACGCCGCCGTGACCGCCGGGTTTATGCGGTTCTCCGGCGGCCTCCCCGTCGACGCTGCCTCCGGCGGGATGGACGCCGCGCTCGTCAGCGCGCTACTCACGCATGCGCCCGAGATGCTCGTACACGTCAGCGGCGGGAACGACGCGCGGTTCTGGGCGCGGCAGCACCCGGGGCAGGAGGCGGCGCGGCTGAACGCCTACGGGGCTGCTAACGCGATTATCCGCGACGTGTTCACGAAGCAGTTCAAGCCGAACCCGAACTGGGGGCGGCTCTCGTGATCGACATCCTCGGCTACCGCGACTGGGCTCGGCAGGTTTACGAGACCGTGCGCGTGCAGATGACGAACGGCGACGACCTCCACTGGCACGATGTAGAGCCCTGCCGCCCGGCTCGGACGATCTACGCGGTGGGCTGGAGCGAGATGATCCCGCCGAGCGTATGGCGAGAGAAGATGGTACTCGTCGTACACCCGTCGCCCCTGCCGGAGTATCGCGGGGGCTCGCCGATCCAGCATCAGATCATCGACGGCCGCGAGGTCTCCGCCGTGAGCATCTTTAAGATCGACGAGGCCGCCCCCGGCGTGGACGCGGGGCCGATCGCATGGCAGCAGGCGTTCTCGCTCGATGGGACGCTCGACGAAATACTCAGGCGCATCGCTAATACCGCGGCCCGCGGGATACTCGATACGATGGCCGCCGCCGATCGCGGCGATCTCGTCTTCGTCCCCCAGCCGCCGATCCCGACGGCCGATACGCGGAAGCGCCGGACGCCGGAGATGAGCCACATTAGTAACGACGAGATCAGGGCGTCGACCGCGCGGCAGCTCTACGACAAGATTCGAGCGCTCCAAGAGCCCTACCCGCTGCCGTATATCGTCGGGAGCGACGGCGAGAAGGTATTTATCACGGGATCGAGGCTAGAGGAATGAAGAAGCTCGTACTCGCGCCCCACGTCGACGACGACGTGCTCGGCTGCGGCGGCATCCTCGACGGCGAGACCGTCACCTTCTACTGCGGCGTCGACGAGATGCACGTCGTCTCGGAGGACGAGCGACGCCTAGAGGCCGTCGCAGTCGCGGAGAGGACGGGGGGCGCGTTCTACTGGCCGGGGCGTGGCGCGTTAGCCGGGCAGTATCGCCCTCTGGGGAGTAATGAGCTATCCGTCGAATACGCGACCGACCGCGTGGTTAACCACTACGACATCCCGAGCCTGATCGGCGACTTCGAGCGGGTCATCGGCGTCGAGAAGCCCGATGAGGTCTACATCGCGTGGCCCTCCTACAACCAAGATCACCGTGCGGCATACGAGGCGGCGCTGGTCGCGCTCCGGCCGCATGACCAGCTTCACCGGGTCAGCCGCGTCCTCGTCTACGAGGGGAGCCAGATCAACTTCTGGGACCACGCGACGCCGGGCGCGCAGTTCCAGCCCTCGCTCTTCGTCCCGATCGACATCGACGAGAAGATCGCCCGCTACTCGCTGATGCTGTCGCAGGTCCGGGGGATGCGCTCGGCGGAGCACCTGCGCGCGCTGGCGACCCTGCGCGGCGGGGAGATCGGAGTCCCGGCGGCCGAGGCCTTCGCGATCCTGCGATGGATAGGTGGTCCGTGACGATGAGTGATCCCGCTCACGGGCTGGCCGCGTCCCGCCGGATGCTACTCGCCGAAGACGTAGACCTGATTCAGAT